TAGCAAGTAGTATATCTGATTTTTGAAAATTGATATTCCAATCTGTATTCATATCTGACAAACTTCCTTTTGGTTGGAATCGGGGCGGGTTCTTTCTTTACCACTACCACAGGCTCAATCACGGCGTCATCCCATTCCAGCTTTTCCACTAGTTTGTTTTCTTCCGGTAATCTGGGCTGAACACCACTTCTCATACAACACACTGAATACAAAACTATGATAAACAATATTGATGTATCAATAATAATTATTTTTGTTTTAAGTTTCATTATTCATTTCCTTTTTGCTTTAATATGTCCCACAACAAAAGGGTCGGCCCAAGGGCAGACACTGTCCCACGTATAAGTGCCGGCTCACATCAAACGGGGCTTCTCTCAGTACTATCCAATTCAGCCTCATTATGTTTGCTTGTTTTTCATCTATAGTTTGATTCAAGCCCAGCATTCCAGTTACATGCCCAAGTTTTCTTTTATCCTCGCTGAAGTTTTTAGCGGTTAGAGTGTGAACTTCATAGCTGGCAGCGTCAGCCTGGGTTGGAGCTATGACCAAGCAATGGCGCTCCTGGCTCAACCTTCTCAGAGCTTTCCATTTGATATTCTCTTTATCACGGGTTGTCGCGTTCCCCGTGTTAGGTTCATCAGCCAAGATGTCCGGATAATCAATTATAATAATATCAGGAACAAAATCTTTTTCAATAGCCCATCGGTCAAGTATGGAGTTTATGCCCTCAATATTTATTGAGGAGTTGGGGTGAATGCTCGCCATAAAATACGGGTGGTCTGCTGATATACCAAACCGCCTCATAAATTTTTTAGTTGCTTCCTTGCACAGCTTCTTGTTTGTGGTTGTCCTATAATTCTTTGATTCAAATTTTATTTTGGCACCTTGATCTCTCATCTTCATAATTTTTCTGGGTATTTGAATTTCGCCCAATTGATTTTGAAACATGGGCTTTCCTGATAATCTGACTCCAATCCTTTTCATAATTTGAGATTCACTCATATCACCTACTTCAAACAGAGCCACTTTTTTCCTGCACATCAAAGCTCGGATTGAAAACTCAACACACCAAAATGTTTTACCCCTTTTTTCAGGAGCAAGTATGGCTATCAAGTTATCGCGGCAGAACGCATTTGAGAAAAAAGCCTGGACTTCTTGAGTGCCTACTGAAAACAAAGATTTCTGAACCTCGCTAAACGCGTTGTCCCAGGCTTTGTAGTCCCGAAGGATGTCAATGCCCGTACTGACCCCCAAAGATGCGTGAGCGAAGCTGTTAAGGGCCTTCTCAGCTATGCTATAGTCATATTCAGCCAGCGAATATTCCAAATTATCCCGTAAACGCCCTATTTTTCTCATTTGAAGGTGTCCTGATACCTCGTCCATCAGGTATGGGATGTTTGTTTGATTATCATCTTCATAATTATCGGAGAGCATTTCAAGAATATCGCTCACAGCCTCAACTGTTTCTTCTTTTGCTTTTCCCTTTTCTGCCCAAGCGTGGTACATTGTTTCAATATGCTGCTGGGGTGCTTTGTGATATTTGTTGAAATATTTTATGCACCACTCAGCAACCTTCTGGAAGTGACTACCGGAAAGCAGATCCACTTCCAGGAAGGGAACAACCTGGGCAAGAAATTCCTTGTTGGTAATCATAGCAGTGATCATTTTCTCTTCGATTTTGGAATCAACTTTTTTACGCTTCATATTTTACTGTTGCCTCATTTCTCTTTTTATTAAACTTGACGGACACTTTACTATTATCTGGTGAGCCTGTTTCTTTCAGGGCCCACTTCTGAATAGCCAAATTATGATTCTTGTATGAATAGCCCTTCATCTCAATACCTTCATCAAGCTGCTTGATCATATAATCCAATTTCTTCTGGCCCCATTTATCAAACAAGCTGTTGTATTCTTTTCTGGTGAGCAAGACGTGTTTGTATTCTCCCAGCTTTTTTTTGGTCGGTTTTTTCTTCACTGGAATTTTACTTTTCAATTTCACTCCCCCTTTGGAATCCCCCTCTTTTTCCTTTTCTTTTTCTCTTTCTTTATCTTTAAGACTATCAATAGTCTTTTTATAGTCTATGTATAGTCTATGCTTTTTCAAGAGTTCAATATATGATTTATGAGGCTTGTTATTGGCGTTTTCTTGAAGTATTCCATATTGAAATTTACAAAAATCTCTGATCCACCATTTCTGTTTATCAGGCAACACTTTTATTTTGTCTCCAAAGGTTTTTAAAACAGTTTCTTCAGTGTATTCACATTTAATGATATATGAGGCCAATTCCAAATCTTCTTTCCAAACTCCAACCGAGTCACAATTTGAAATTAAATAAAACCACAGCAATTTATATTTGGGATTCAGCTTTCGAAACCATTTATTTTTGGTCCAAATATACGTATCAATGAATCTTTTAGCCATTTTTTCACTTTCTTTTTAGAGTTTCTTTTTTCTCTTTTCGCACTGCGTTTACATATTAAAATCCCAATTCAATCATAATATTATCTGCTTCAGCCTGATTCAAATCTCCGGGGTCAGTTTTCAAACCTGAAATGATTTCTGTTTCTCCTGGGAAAGGGGCCAGCCAGTTTGCCAGTTCCTGAGCTTTCTTTTGAGCAATACTTTCTGGGTCAAACATAATGTATCTGAATTCATACTTTTTCAAGATAGCAGCCTGTTCCTCTTTCCAGTCAATTCCCAGCAAGCCCACTGCCCCTGGACCCATCCTCCATACATCTGAAATACCTTCAACAATCAATACTCTGTCTTTGGCTTTTTCAATACCATATATCATTTTCTTCGGGTCACAGGACATCTCATCACTACGGGAAAATTTCCAGCGGGGCTTCATTTCGTCATTCAAGGCTCTTCCGGCATATCCTGTTACCTCTCCGGATGAATTTTTTATTGAGGCAATTATTCTCCAGTTCCATTCCCCAGAAAAACCAATAGTTCCTTTCAGCTCCCATTCATCACCAACTACAGCTGGATTGAATTTTTTATGGACCAGATACTTTCTGTGACAGGTTTTCATAGGTTCGATTTGAGGCGGGGCTATTGCTTTCTTTCTTCTGGTCTTGTCCTTTTTGTTTATTGGTATGTGGTTGTTGAGAGTATATAGCCGAATTATTTCCAGGGCAGAAACACCTTTGATAACGGCTGACAGATATTTCTTCAGATTGTGGCTACCACACCTCCAACAATTCATATTTCCCTTTTCAATACTGAAGCCCAGGTGCCATCCGTGAGAGCCGTCTGTACAGAAGGGGCAGTGAACTTGGATCCAACCTTCGTGAGAATGATGGTGCCCACTTTCCATGAATTGAATATGCCTCTCTTTACAGAGCCTGTTGAAGTCAATCATTTTTGCAGGATTTTCTTAATATTTGAATGAGCCCTTCCTGCATTGTGATACCTTTTCGGGCGCACTTGCTTTTAAATTTCTGCTTCAATTCAATAGGAACATTCCATATCAATAATGGAGCGTTTCCTTCTCTTGTTTTCTTTGCCCAGCTTTCCAATTTTTCACTCATTCTTTTTCTCCTTTTAATGAATCGATTATTCGGTCAAGTAAAAGCCTGTTGTCACTTTCGTTCTTTCCATCAACCACTTGGTCAATTATTTTTCTTTTCTTTTCTATGACATCCCAAACATACTGGTCAATCGTATTTTTTCCTAGCATATAGTAAACGCTTATCTTATTATCTGTTTGACCAATTCTATTCACTCTGTCCTCAGCCTGGTCGTGCTCACTCGGTGTCCAGCCTAGCTCCAGAAACAGAACGGTGCTGGAGGCAGTGAGTGTGATGGATTCTTTATCCGCTCCGATGGTTCCCAGGAATAATCTGCACTTGGGATTCGTCTGAAATTTCTTCACTTCTTTTTGTCTCTGCTCTCCTGACTTTCCTCCAATAGCTGAAATGCTTTTATATTTTTTAGTTAAAAGATCGAATATAGCTCGGTGATAAACGAACACAACAAGCTTCTCGTCTGTTGTCTCCAGGAAATCATCAATCCATTCACAGGCATTCTTGTATTTTCCCTCTGCCGTGAGTTGCTTGAGCTGCCCAATTCTCACGAGGGCCTGAGCTTTCCTCGCTCTCTTTGCTTTGGCGGTTCCAGCCTTCGTTCTGTACCACTGAATGAAATCCTCTTTAGCGTGTCTGTACTCGCTTCTATTGCTTATGTCTACTGGAATAATAGACCTCCGTTTGGGCGGGAGTTCTTTCATAACATTTATTTTGAGTCTGCGTAAAAAGAAAGGCTTGATTTTCTCGTGAAGCTCTTCCAGATTGCTGGCTCCGGTGAAGTTCCAGCTCCGCCCCTTCCATCCTGGGACAGGGTCACAATATCTGAATGCGTATTTCCAGAAGCTGGGGAATTTCTTCGGGAACAGTATATTCAGAATGGGGAAAAATTCGACAGGACGGTTAACAATCGGAGTTCCGCTCAGGGGCATAATATGTTTTACTTTCCGGCTCAATTCCCTACAAGCTTTGGTACGTCGGGTGTTTCTGGTTTTAAGTTTGTGGAATTCATCAAAGACCAGGACGGCGGGTTTCAGTTTTATGAGGGCCTGTTTCCACCAGTGAATAATATCGTAATTGATGATGAGGATGTCTGATTTTACAGGCGTGGGTTTTCTTCCGCTCAGTACTTGAGGAAACAGTTCCCGGGTGTGTTCTTTAATCTGCTCTTCCCAATTATATTTCGCACTTGCTGGGGTGACAATTACTACGGGCCTTTGTTCTGGGTGAATCCCAATCCAGCCCAGAGCCTCCAGTGTTTTTCCCAGACCCATATCATCTCCAATAAGCACACGCCCCCCCTTCCTTTCAATAAATTTTATTCCTGTATATTGATATTGGAGGGGCTTTGTTCTGAGTGCTTTTTTCAGCCGTTTTATCAGAGACACGACTGAACTTCTGCGAAGGCTAGTTCCACATCTACATTTGTCCAATCGAGGACATCCATCATATAGCGTTTTAAGGCTTCTTTGCTCTTGATAGGACGGGAAGGACTCACAATCTGTAAAAGTTCCTCTGGGGCCTCTACAACAGCTCGGAGCAGGGTTTTTGTTTCCTCTGAGACTTCCTCGAAAAACTTCTTGAACCAATTACTTTTTGCTTCTTTCTGAATGAACGGGTTGTCCTCATCTGGAGAGTGCGTTGGAGCCGGTATTTCTCTGGATGCCTTCTTCGCCACGCTCATCCCGTAGTCCAGCATAGCTAAATAGGCACAGCGGTAAACATAAGTGGTCAGGCTTGCTCGGGAAGCATCCCATTTGCCCAGCTTTTTCAGGACAACAAAAACTCCTTCGGATACGAGTTCATCAAAAGGTATGTGAGTGAAGCGGGCTTTCATTTCGTGAGCGACTTTGTAAATCATTTTTTCATGGTCTGACCACAGTTCTTCAAGGTTCCATTTGAGCGTAGGTTCGCAGCGATTTATTTTCATTTTAATCCCTTTAAATAAAATACATATTATATAAGTAGTATAACAAAAGTAAAGAAATGATTTTTAATTTTTTAAGGGTGGAAGGAAGGGGGCTTGAGCCCCCCTCCAACCTTTGTTTTTAGGCGGCAGCCTGGGTTACATCTCCAATCAGAATTTCCCGAAAACGGTTCATGCTTTTCAGATGATACTGAGCGGGCATTTTCTGGATCGTATAAGTGAAAGCGTTATAAAGGCCCCAGGCTGTTTTCTCTTCGAGCTCAGCGAAAGTAGGTTTGCGATATTCTTCATCTGCCTGGCCAATCCGGCTCCAGGACATAAGCCCTTCTCTGCCAGCCTGCATAAGAGTGCGGTCAACATCTGAAGTGGACATTTCTGTTTCTTTCATAGTCTGGGCAATAAGTGGGATGTCCTTTACCTTGTTGATGTAGGTATCAATTCCAATTCCAATTGATTCCATAAGGTCCAGGCCAATTGTGTGCTTGCGCTTGACTGCGTAATCGCCCACAACCATTCCGTTGGAGCAGATGAAAATTTTAGCTCCGACAGCAAACTTGAGAGCGTGCCGGCCCGTGTTTGAATGCTGGACTCCCAGGCTGAAATCCATTCCTTCCATAGGAGTTACATTTGGAATCGTGAGCTGCATACTACCCTGAAGGCTTTGGAGTTCCTGTCCGCTGGGAAACCAATTTTCATCTTTGATTTTCACTCCGCGGATGTCCAGCTGGCCGTGAATAATTTCGACCAGCTCCCCGTGCTGAATCCCTTGCCAGCGGTCTGTAAATCTTTCGGGCTTGATGACGGGAATAGCTTTGAGTTTAGTAATGTTCATCGGCATTTCGTTAGTTGTAATCATTTGTTTTCTCCTTTTCAAAAAGTTTATTTAAGATTTTTACGAACAGTGTTTCCTGATACGATGAACTCTTCTCCTATTTCATATCCAGCCGACGCTTCAAATGCCTGTACCCAGAAAGCGTCCCGGCCATCTACAAAGCCTGGGGCTTGTTCGATCACTTTTACTTGCTTGCCAAAAAATTTAAAAATAAGGCCGACTGCTTTTTCGTTTTTTTCTTCGCGCGTTTCTTTTTTCTTTTCCATCTTCTTTTCCTTTTCAAAAAGTTTTAAATTTAATTTCTTACTTGACTATAGTATAACTTTTTATACCCTGTATGTCAAATAAAAAATAAAAAAACTTTTATGGAATACTTAAAACGGCTCCAGCTACCCGAATTTGAGCAG